TCCATCTGCATCTATTGTTATTACTGGTATGGCACTTGTAGACCCGTATGAACCTGCTGTTACTGCCGTTGAAGCTAATTCGGTAGGTCCGATTGACCCAGCTCCGACTGCTCCTATAGTAACTATTGATTCTGTTCCGCCTACGTCTTTCTTAATAAATAACTTACCATCGTAGGTATTAAGTGCTATTTCACCTAATGCTAATGATGATGTGGAAGGTACTGCGTTTTGAGTCGCAGACCTTTTTAGTTTAATCGTTTGTGCCATATTTATGGTATTCCTTTTCTATGCGTATATACGCGGAATTTAATTCTTAGGAGAATGTTCCCCCATCTATTGTATTTGTCCAAGCTACTGTATTATTTGCTCCGACTTGTAACATTTGTCCAACACTATTTGTAGAGTCATAAGAGCCAAGAGTTAATCTTTGATATCCTGCATTTGCTCCACTTGTTTTACCAAATATTAAATCACCAGCAGCAGTTTGAGTAATGCCTTTAATTCTTAATGCATCTGAACTTACTTCTAATGTTTGGTTATCAACCGCCACATCAAGAGTGTTTCCAGTTTTAGTCATAGCGTCGCCAGCAGTTATCTGACCAGCACCTGAGAATTGAGCAAAAGCAAGAGCCGTACTGCCAACTGTAATACTACCGTCTGTTGTTAGTACAAAACCACTATCAGCATTTACTGTTCCTTCTGTTACAAAAGTAAACATGCCTGAAGTTACTTCTGCATTAGCATCAGCATCGGTAGCTCTTGTCATTGCTGAACCAGAGCCATTAAATACGTATAAACCGTTTTGTGAGCCCGTAGACTGATTCTTTACAAGTACTCTATCATCACTAGAAAGAGTTACGCCATCAATTGCTGCTGGAGCACTTGATAAGTTGACGTTAGCTGTAGTAGCAACTCTTACTGAGTCTTTAAAATCTAAACCAACTTTAACGGCATCTACATATTCCTTAGAAACTAAAGAAGTGGCTCCAAAGCCTGACCTATCTTTATATCCAGAAGGAACTGTTACTGTACCTGTTCCATTTGGTGTAAGTGTTAAATTACCGTTTGAATTTGTTGTAGTAATATCATTACCGTTAATAGTAAGATTATCTACTACTAATGAAGTAACACCAGTTATATCTCCACTGCTAATACTTGCTGTACCGTCTGTGAATGTTGTAGCATTTACTGTAGTACCTGTTATAACACCTGCACTTGCACCGCCTATAACAACACCATCAATAGTACCACCATTAATATCTACAGTAGTTACTGAACCACCATTTGATACTGTAGCACCTGCAAAGTTTATTGTACCTGTGCCTGTTAAATTTGTGAATGTACCTGCTGTAGCAGAAGAAGCACCAATAGTAGTACCATCAATAGTACCACCATTAATATCAAAGTTTGTACCTTCTATTTCTACAGAACCTGCTTCTAGTTTTTTACCTAATGTTATTTTTTCTGCAGAGTTTGTGGAATCAAATGTTAGATATGAAGTAACACCTTCTTTGATAGCAAATGCATTTGCATTGTTATCAATCATAATAATTTCTGTAGCCTGACTACTTACATCAATAGAGCCACCGGTTAAATCTAGGTCTAAATCTCCTGCTGCTACTATCTGAACATTTCCAGAACCTGCAGTAATAGAGTTTGCACCTATAGTAAGATTTGCAGTTTTTAATTGGTCTATTTTGCTACTTGAGTCTACAATGATTGCAGAACTTGCAGTTAAAGTACCTGCTGTATGGTCGAGCATATTTACAAATAACTCACCACCTATAATATCATTAGCAGAGCCATCACCTATAAATAGCTTACTGGAGTTAAATGAATAGGCTAGTTCACCCGCAGCTAGGGCGCTACCAGGAGCTGCCGCGCTAGTACTTCTTTTAATTTTAATTGTTTGTGCCATAATTTTTTCCTATTTGACTTCTAGAATTGTCCTCCATCTAGATTGTCCATTGTATCCGTTGCTGCGGCAAGGGGTACGAATTCAAAGTTATTAGTAGAAGTTTCTCTGTATACTTTCAACTGATCATCATCAGGGTTGTACCACAGGTCTCCTTCTTGTAAATTGCTTCCTGAGGGTGCTATATTAGACCGAAAGGATTGATCTGCTAATTGTTCAAGAGCTTCTTGAACATTAATTGCAGTTACTGTTCCATGAGGAGTGAAAGTTAAACCTGCAGAAGTAAGAATACTTGGTGCAGCGGATAAGCTAACATTTGTTACTACCTCATCTATTGTTATTTGTGTAGTGGGCTCACTTATTGAGACTGAAGTAACATTTTCTAAAACTGTTATTGAAGTGCTCATACGAAAGTTCCTCCACTAATAGTGTCCATGTTACCTGTTCCAGTAAGTAAAGGTATAAATTGTAAAGTTCCATTGACGTCTCTTGCTATCTTTAATTCATTATCATCAATGTCATACCAAAGATCTCCTTCTACGTAAGAGCCTGGTTCAGAGGTTTGTTTTTTAAATGTATCAGCAAGTTCTTGTACTGCTGCTTGAACATTAGAGCTTGTCATGTGGCCATGTGCTTCTACCGAATAAGCGCTTGCAACGCTTTCTGTCAGTTTTATGGTTAAACCTAATACTGTGTTTTCTTGTATTTCGTTCACTGTTATATCATTAATAGAATTTTCTGTAATCTTTAGAACATTTTCTGTAACAATACAAGTAGTATTTGAGAGCTTCATCTAGTTACCTCTCCAAATACTGTTGCGCTCCCTTTTATTAACTTTTGAACAGAACCACCTGTGTATATTTCTACATCATAAAAATACATACCAGAAGAAATGTTTGCTGTAGTAGTATATGGTAAGCTAATAGTGAGTACTCCGCCGGCAACGTTTGTAACGGTTCCAGTAAAAGTAGCAACTATTGTAGATGCATCTACAGTTGTTCTCATCTGCCCCCGGACGCTGTATCCAGTTAAGTTCTTTGCTATCCCTCCATCTTGCACAGTAAGTTGCAAGGAGAAGTCACTGCCCTGTTCGATAGTTATGTCATATTTTCCTGCACTCATTGTTTATTTTATACCTCCAATGTTGTAATTATACCAAATATTTTAACCTATTGTCAAGAACTAAATTTGGAGTGTCCATCATAGACCTCTATGATTTAGGATATTTGTCCTTAACTGCTTTTAATTCTGTGTAGAAAGATGTAGATTTTGCTGAATCTCCAAATGCTCCATCATCTATTGCGTGCCATAATAAGTCGAGCTGCTTACCCATAACAGGGTAGTAATTTTTCCTTTTTTCAGCATAAGTTGCTGAAGGAACTTGTAAATTTATATTCATATCTATCTCCTATTAATTGTTATTCTTTGCTCGGTTGTATAGTACTTGTCTTTTTTAAACTTTACAGAATAACTTCCGCCCATTGCTCCTGTAAATGTTAAGTCTCCGCTACTATAAGTTCCTTGAGACACTCTATCTAAAAATATCTCAGTTCCTGCAGGACATCCTGTTACAGTAACTACGCCGTCTATATCTATTGTTGTTGCAGAGAAAGTTAAATCGAATGAGTTATATCCAACTACATTATCTTCTGCATCATTTATATAAAAATGGTCACAAGCAGGTATTTGGTCTAGCTCTAATGATAGATGAGATAGTCCTAGTGCTGTTTGTGAATTAATTATATTTGTATCTGTGGGCGCATCTGTTGCCCATTTTATGTCCTTGTTAGAATCATAAAAAATATGAAAAGTGCTCATAGCCCTAATCCTCCTGTAAAATCTTTTGCTTTAAAAATTATATACGAATAGTATATTGTTTGTTTATTCTCTCCGAATGTTTCGTCAGGTGCACCACCACTATCATTTGCTAGGACTTCTACGCTGTAGCCGAATTCATGGTTTTCTATCGTTAGTGTACTTGTACTTGCACTAGTAGCAACTCCTAAATTCTCAATCTCCACCCACTCATCAATATCTCCACCAAAGCCTTCGTCCAGCTGAGTGTATTCATTTCTAGCCATAGAAGGAGTATACATTCTTAGAGCAACTCCTCCGAATAAATCACTCGCGTAACACCATCTTACTACATATAGAGGTACATACCCTAATCCATGACTAATTGTTGCAGTTGTTGGAGTATCTACACCTCCCTGTGTATTAGAACTGTTCGGTGCAAGTGACCCCTGTCCTTTTGCATGAACTACAAGACCTCGAACCGCTCTGGAATCAAATGCAAGTGGAGTCGTGCTACTTGTATTTGTAACATCTACCCCATTTTGGGATATAAACAATCCATCGTCAGAACCTCTTGCTCCTAATAATACTCTATTTGCCATATTAAAATAAACTCGCTGTAGAGAATCCTTTAATAACAGAAACTGTTAAGGTTAAAGAAGTACTCCCTGTATTTGTTAAACTTCCGCTTGTTGTTCCAGTATACGCACCATTAACTGTTTGAGAAGTATTTACATCTCCTACAGGTGCACTTGTGAAGTCTCCAAATAATAAATTACCCGTACCTAAATTTTCGGTACTAATTGTTGCTGAAGAACCTCCCGATATAGTTACAGAAGAGGACGCATTCGTTCCTCCTGCAATTGGTACTATTTGAAACTGCCCTAAATCTATAGCACCGGATGTAGAACCTACATTATCTGTATTAAAAATTAATTGGTCTTTAGTACAGTTTGTAACATCATCTCCTGTTCGAGAAATATATAAACCAAACTTTCCTCCAGTATGCCCTAAATTAGAGTTTGTGCTTTTGCCTAGTAATAGTCTATTTGCCATATTAACTCCAAAGACTCGCGTCGTTCATTTTTCCGTACTGGCAAGGGATTCTAAGTATTATAAACTTTAAATTTGTTGCTGTTCTTGAGTCTCCTGCAGCGCCCGAAGACCTTGGCCCATGAAATTCTATAGGGTTTATATTTGTTGTTGTTGTTTCTACCATACCTCTTCTTTCTTGATACTCATACTCATCTCCAGTCTGGTTTGAGGTTTCTACACTACCTTTCTTATCATCCATTGAAATTGCTACAGGTATATAACCTAGTGTTCCTTTTGTGGATGACCAGTTTATACCAGTTGTTGAAGAAGCATTTCCGCCTGCATAAGTCATACCACTTCTTGCAGAAGTTGAGTCAAAGATTAAAGGTTCTGCAGGACTCAATACATTATCCCCTGCTTGAGATACTTTTAATCCATATGTACTACCTAAATTTCCTAACAATACTCTATTTGCCATATTATCTCCACCTTGGACCTTCCATCCAGTTAACTAATGATTTTCTTGTTCCGCTTGTTACTTCTGTAACTCTATGAGTCAAATAACTAGGGAATACTAGTATAGAACCTTGGGTTTTAAATCCTATAGGTTGTTCTACTTCTTTGAATTCAAAATTACCTCCTTCGTATTCTGAAGGGTTACATAGTTGAACGCATATTGATAATTTTCTATCGTAAGCTGATTCTCCTTTCCAATTAACATCATAGTGCCAGTCATAAAAACTACCTTTAGAATATTCTCCATATTGTGTAGCAGGTAGGTAACTTGCATCTACATTAAAAGCGTTTCTATTAGCTTCGTCTAAATACCATTTTAAAGTATTTTGTATTTCTTTATTTGTGACAAAAGCTACTTGAGTAGCTCTTATACTTTCATCTGGTGTATAGTTTTTTGACTTAAACACTGTTGCACTCGTTAGAGTTAAATGTGAACAAGCTGTTAAGTACTTTTCACACGTTTCTTTGGGAAGTATTCCTTCCCATAATTGCCAATTTTGTCTCATTATTATTCCTTAATCTGATATTATTATTCTATTATTTGGTCCGTCCATTACTATATTTCCTGAAGAAGTGACAGTAGCTAATTCTGTAAAAGAAGTACCACTTCCATTATACTTAAATACTCTGTTTGAAAGTATATGAAAGAATATATCTCCACTACTTATTGTGCCACCGCTTGATACAGACTCTATTGCTGATTTTTTATTTGCGTCAGAAGGAACACTTGTTGCACTCCCATTTGTGTCAAAAGCAATTACAGCACCTGCCGCCCCTGCTGGACCTGTTGGTCCTGGGCCGCCTGTTCCGCCTGGAGGTCCGCCTGGGCCTGGAGGTCCGTTTGGTCCTGGAGGTCCATCTCCACCTGTTGGTCCTGGTCCACCTGTTCCGCCTGGAGGACCTGCTGGACCTCCCGGTCCTGGTGCTCCGTCCGGTCCGTCTGGGCCTGTTGGTCCCGGTCCACCTGTTGGGCCGCCCGGTCCTGTTGCACCTGTAGGTCCGTCTGGACCTGTTGGTCCTGGTCCACCTGTTGGGCCTCCCGGTCCTGTTGCACCTTGTGGTCCAGTGTCTCCTGTTGGTCCTGTTGGTCCTGTACTTCCTGTTGGGCCTGCAGGGCCTTGTGCACCTTGCGGTCCTGTTGCTCCTTGAGGTCCTGTTGGTCCTGTTCCTCCAGTAGCTCCTGTTTGTCCTAATGTTAATAAAGGAGAACCCATACTTCCTGAAGTTAAACTATTCGCTGCTGAGCCTGTTCCTATAACTGTGTGTGTTACTCCTGTTACTCCTCCACTTACTTGAGTAGCGTTTGCATGAAACCTATTCGCTGTAGAATGGTCTACTACATACCAGTAGTTACTACCAGTATTATAAAATGTTGGCGTAAGTCTTGTCATATCTGAAATGGCACTAGAGCCATCTGCAAATACTTGTACCCATCTGCTTGTGTCCGATTGAGGATTAGTAGAAATACCAGAGTGTGCTGATATTGCTGCAAATACTTTGCTATTATAAGACCTAACATTACCCACTGCGTAAGCCGCCCCAGAGCTCCATGCACTAATACTTGGAGAAGTATTTAATATAGTTTTACTTGCAGCTGAGTAGAATAAGAAAGTACTTAATCCGTCTGGTCCTGGACTACCTGCTGAACCTGCTGAACCTGTTGGTCCTCCTGGTCCTGTTGGTCCTGTTGCTCCTTGAGGTCCTGCTGGACCTGTTGGGCCTGCTCCTCCTGTTGGACCTGTCGGTCCCGCAACACCAGTTGGTCCGTCCGGACCTGTTGGTCCTGTTGCTCCTGTTTGTCCTGTTGGACCTGCAACACCTGGAGGGCCATCTGGACCTGTTGGTCCTGGACCGCCTGTTGGCCCTGTCGGCCCTGCTGCTCCTACTGGTCCTGTTGGTCCCGGAGGGCCTTCTAGCCCTGCTACTACTGCATAAGTTTCTTCTAAAGAATATTGAGTCGAACTATTTGTAGTAACTTTTGCAAGAATCTGGTCTTGTGCAAAATTTGGTATAAAACTTAATTTTTTAATACTTGCACCACTATATGCTCTAGTAGATGCTCTATCTAAGTCTATAACGGTGTCGCTTTCTATGAAGCCTATAAAGGCATAAAATGCGGAAGCTCCAGAACTAATTACTATTAGGTCACCTTCTGTATATTCAGTTGTAAAAGCTGTTCCACTACCTACTACATTTGCTGTATTTTCTGCTAATGTTATAGTTCCTGTTTTTGTTGTTAGTCCATTATTCGATGCTCCTACTTCTTTCCAGTAGTCAAAATTTAATTTATTGCCATCAGCATCAGTAGCAGTTGAGTCTTCATGTTCTATAACTGCTTTGAAAGTATCTGAGCTGCCATGGTCATATAGTAAGTAGGCTTCCCCACTTGCCCCCATTCCAGCAAAACTTTGTTGATATGTATCTGTATTAGTAGAAGAATTAGAGTATATAGTTCCATTACTATGTGTAAAAGAATAAGTATTAGTATCTATAGCAAATAAACCTGAAGAAGTATTAATATCGATAGATTTATCTAATATTCCTCCTTTGTCTACCCCTAGGATCTTGTCCTCTCCTGTAGGTACTATGTACTTATCTGCAAAATAAGTTACTCTAATTGTTGAGGGAGCTGATAAATTTTGAATATTATTTAAAGCTTTTACATGTACATAATAAGTTCCTTCAACTATTCCTTTTAAGAATGTAGAGGTATTTTCCGCTGAAATGAATTTAAAATAGCCATTTCCTCTTGTTTCCCAATCTCCTATATCATTCGGAGTTGGCCCTACTACCTTGACGTTGTATCCTATAATATTAGCGTCTGGTATATCGTGTTTAAATGAAAGTTCATCTCCGCTTGTTAAAGATACAGCACTACTTAACGTTAAAGAAGTCTCATCTATAGAAGCTACGGTTACTACTCCTGTTATCCCTTCTTCTCGGACTCTCATACCTACTTCTATTTTATCATTAGATGCTGATAAAGTTACAGAAGTACTATTACTGACATTTCCTGTTATAGTGGAAGAGGTTTTTTGTCTAAACTGAACAGGTGCTTGCCAACTAATTAATAAATCTTTTCTATTATTTGTTGCAGACTCAGTAGAAGATTCTACATTTGAAGTTGAGATAGAAGCAATTAAAGACTCTACAGTAGGAACTACTTCAGTTCTTAAAGGTGGCTTTTGATTCTCGTCTACTATCTCTGTAGTATACCCTCTATCTACTAATTGAAACTTATTATTACTATATTCTACTGCGGATAAAGTTATTATATTCTTTTCTTTCTCTTCAGTCATTATAACAATATACTCTTTTGGAGCAATATCTTCTTCTTCTTTACCTGTAGCAATAATAGTAGAAGTTAAAGACCAGATAACTTCTGAGTCTGGAGTTTCTGAAAAAGCAGACGAAACAGTAATTGAATTACTATTAAAACTTGCAACAGGCTTACTCTCTACTCTTACTGATTCTGACCAATTAAGTTGTACTAAATTATCTGAATCATCTTTTACATTAGCAGCTTTTTCAAAGCTATCTATAGAGGCTCCGTCTTCGTCTAATAATACTAAGTCTCCTAGTACATAATCAGTTGAATTTATTGTTGCATTTTCTTGTGCTAAGTATGCTCCACCTTTTGGGTATATTAAATTAAGTACATAAGCTTTTGTTGAAGTATTTAAACTAACTTCTCTATCTAATGGTATCGTAGTTGTATTTCTTGTCCCAGTATTAGATACTCTTCCTGAATGTTCTGTATTACTTAAATCTGCATCTTGTATTTCTATTACATCACCAGGCTTTAGTGCTATAGCATTTAGACCTGTGCTAAAAGTTACAATTTCTTTTTCTAGTTTTTCTGTAAGTATAAACCATTTTCCATACCTATGTGCTTGTCCTTGGCTTGTGCATCCTGTTGCAACTACATCTTTTGATAATATCTTACCAGTCTCTAGTATATTTTGAGTATCTTCTACTATTTCTATAGCTTGCTGATAGTTATCATCTGGATTGTTCCATGTCACTCTAATCTGATTAGAACGGAATCTAGTAGAGCTACTTTGATAATTAAACTCTCCGCCGATTACATTTCCTTTTGTAAATGTATAAACAGGACTCTTATAAGCATTTATAGAAGGAGCAAACTTACCGTCAAACCAAATTAACAATCCTCTAAACACACTAAGTAAGTCTTGTACCACTTTTTGAGCTTCTTGTATTTTTGACAAATATAGATTTGCTGTAAAACGAGGTTCTAAGCCTCCTTTTCCATCGGGGACTAGTTCATCACAATACTTTGCTATTTGAAATAATTGGAATTTGTCTATATATGAAAAATCATCTAAAGGGTCTACGAACTTTCCTAAACCGTATCTATCATTTGTTAGGATGTCTAATAGTATCCAAACAGGGTTATCAGTCCATACTTTTGCATAGTTTGAATGAGTAGGATTTGTAAAAGTTTTGATATCTCCCCTAAAATTACCGTCCCAATCTTGATATTCAGTTTCATTTGTTACATTAGTATTGCTTGTAACTTTACGAGTATAAGAAGGCTCACTTCCTTCCGACAACTCATGTCTAGAAAAATAGTTAGTAGGAACTTGTACTTGTAGTCCTCTTATTTCATAACTTCTTCTAGGTGGGGTAGTAAAATCTTTTGCTCCAAAAACAACAGCACCGTAAGCAGTATAAGGGTATGAAGTTTTGTCAGTAATAATATTTTGTATAGATTGTACTTGAGTAGCATTATACCAATATCTTCTTTCATTAAATCCATTAGTAGGAGTTATTTTTGCTATCTTAATTCTGTATTTAGTGAAAGGTTGAAACTTAACTACACTCCAACTAAATGTTTGTACAAAAGCAGTTTTAGTTTTCTTTCTAACGGTTCCTGTTCCTGCGAAAGTACCTGCTAATCCTCCAAAAGAATCTGCACTTCGTCCTGGTAAAGGACTTCTTGAGGCTAAAGTGGCATCTGAAGGGCCATAGGCTACATAAGTCTGAGTGTCGTCAAAGTTGCCTGTAATTGAATACTCAAAAAGAATTTGTAGTTCCGCAAATCCAGTTTCTTCATGTCCATCTTTAGGTTTTTGTCCTAGTAGTCCATTTGGAAATTTAATGGTTACTTTTATAGCGTCAACTTCTCCAGGAGAGGGTACTCCCATACCGTCACTAGTATATACTAAACGACTTGCAGTTGGTTCTGTTATCTTTGTCCAGCCTCCTGACGCAACGTATCCACTACTAAATATTGAACTTCCATTAAATGTTATTGCATTAAAATCAGTAGTATTTAATACTGTTCCTACATTGCTAGTTAATGAATTAGAACCGACATTTCCAGGTAGAGCTAAGTATGACTGGTCCCTAGTTCCGGACCTAAATGCAAATCCTGCATCTTCAAAATTCCATCTATCTGCCTGTGTAGCAACATCAATACTTGGAGTAGTTAAATTAGCTTTGGTATTAGATGTATTAATTCCTAAAGTACCTGAACCTTCTAATGTAGCTGTATTTCCTGATATTGATGCGATAGTGCCTATTAAATCTATAGTTGCATTTGCTCCTGCTACTGAAGAAAAAGGTGCCGGTTCTACCTCTACTGAAGTAGCACTTGTAAATTTTAATATTCTTCCTTTATAATCAGAGCCACTTGGACCGGCTCCGGGTATAGTAAGAGTTCGTGTTTCCTCTCCTGAACTTACTTGGTCGGAAGCAAAAAAGCTAGAGCTTGCTGTAACTGTATTTACTCCAGCTGTAGTTGAAATTAGTCCTGAAGCAGATTTTAGTCCCCCTTCTATTTGTATTTTGTAAGCTCCACTACTTGTTGTTTTATTTGCAAAAAGAGTACTATTATTATCTGTTATTACTCTAGTACTAGCAACATAGCTAGTATCTGATGAAACTGCTGCTGAATATGACTGTTTTGTTATAGGGTCTAATAAAGGTACGCCATTAAGTTGTACAGAAGAAGCTCCATCAACTAAACCTTTAATAGGACCTTCTGATAATACATCTACTACTACCGCGCTTTGTTTTTCTGAGCTAGTTTTTCGTCCAAAACTATTATAAGTACTAGAGCTGGGGTTATCTCCTATTATAATTGGGTTGTCTTCTGCAGGTATGTTTGTTTTAGCCATTATAGTTCATTTCCTCCATCAAAATTCCAATCTATATTTTCTGATACTTGAGCATCTACTGAAGCCGGTGTTGTTGATTCTGCTATTATTGCTGTTCCTGAATTTGGAGGAGTACCTGTAGAAGTTGAATAAACACCTCCTGTAGAATTTGAAAATCTAAATCCTGAGGAAGAACTCACTTCACTATCAGAAAAGCCAAAACTTATAGTGGCTCCGCCTACCAATATTTGTCCATAAGCAAGAGGTACAGGAATTCCTTCTTTAACATTGTTTACTGGGCCATCAAATAAAAACGCATCTCCCTTTTCTCCTGCTTTTTTTGGTGCCATATATTCTGCTACACCCGAGTTAAGAAGAGCTGACCCTACCATACCTACTGCCATACCTGCTGCTAATGCTAGCCAACCCCCTGACATCATCATCGCGGCTCCTACAACCATAAGGGCAAAGCCTACTATTACTTTTAATAATTTGTTAGCAGAACCCGAAGGGACTGGAGAAATAATTAAATCGTCTTCGCCTAAATCCATCTGTAAGTTATCATAGTCAAGAAGCTCTTTACCTCTTTGAACTGTAAATTTTATTCCTTTTTCTGTACAATCTAGTAAGTATTGTTTCAACTTTCCTTCTCTTTGGCAGTCAATA